GGGTATGAGAAGCGTGACATGAAAGACAAGGGGTTCATAGGGGTAGGGGATAGAAAGGGCTGTATGGAGCTATGGGGGCTTTCTACGGCTAAGAAAGGTGCAGGTAAGAAGATCTTTATTACTGAGGGTAGGTTGGATGCTATGTCCTTGTATGAAGTGATCTGTCAGGAGACCGCACCAAAGTACAAAGCATGGAAGCCTAGAGTGGTGTCTCTTACTCGTGGTAGTAGTGGTGCGCTCAAGGACTGTATCAATAACAGAGAATTCCTTGAAGGTTTTGGTGAGGTAGTTCTATGCTTTGACATGGATGAAGCTGGACGCAAGGCTACCAAAGATGTACTGAAGGTATTTCCAGAGTTCAAGGTAGCTAAGTACCCGCTTAAGGATTGTAATGAAATGCATATGGCAGGTAGATCCAAAGAGCTGTACCAGGCTTGTGTATGGGACTCGGTACATGAAAGACAAGGCGAAGTAGTTGATGTCCATGACATCATTGATAATGCTATGCTTAAGCCCGAAATGGGTATTAGCTTTCCTTGGCCTACTGTTACAGCTGCATGTTTTGGTATTAGGCCGCATACGGTGCATGTAATAGGCGCAGCCCCTAAGATTGGTAAGACAGACCACGAACACCAACTAGTCCACCACTTGATCTATAAAGAGAAAGTAAAGGTAGGTATGTTTGACCTTGAGAACTCCCCTGTTAAGACTGCTAAGAAACTAGCTAGTAAAGAAGCTAAGATAGACTTTACAAGGCCAGGGGTTGAGTACAAGGATGAAGATCTACGTGAGCGTCTGCTAGAGCTTGAGGGTATGGTAAGGTTCTATGATCGAGGTGCATCTAGGGAGTGGAAAGATATTAGAGTAGCTATGCAAGAAATGCACCTCTTGGATGGTATTAATATCTTTATCCTAGACCCACTAACGGCCCTAGTATCCCGATACTCAAGTTCAGAGGCTAATGATAAGCTCAATGAGATCTGTACCGACATAGCAGACTTTGTTAATTCGTACCCTGTTACGTTATTCTGCTACACTCACGTTAACCCTAAGCCAAAGGGATCAAAGCCACACGAGAAAGGTGGTAAGGTCTATAGCCATGAGTTCACAGGATCTAGGGCTATGGAGAAGTGGTTTCACTGTGGGCATGGTATCTCAAGAGACCGCTCAGATGATTGCCCACCAGAGGATAAGAATATGTCTCAGTTTTATATGCTATTCGATAGGGATTTTGGCAATAGTTACAATTGTGATGTATACTTCGATGAGAAAACAGTGACTTATTTAGAACCTAATAGGAGAGTAAGATGAACAAGAGGTTAACGTGGACACAGTAATCGACATAGAAGCAAACGGCCTAGAGAATGCGACCAAAATACACTGTATGGTCGTAGATGATGCTGACTTTGCCTCTTATGAGGGTATAGCGCTGTATCTGGAGTTGTTGAACCCTGAAGATAGAATCATAGGCCATAACTTCCAGAGGTACGATAAACCTACACTAGAGCGTATCCTAGGTATTAAGATCAAAGCACAGATCGTTGATACCTTGGCACTGTCGTGGTATCTATACCCTGAGCTAAGAAAGCATGGCCTGGAGGATTGGGGGGTGTTCTTTGGATACCCAAAGGTTCCCGTATCTGATTGGGAAGGCTTAAGCACAGAAGAATACCTTGTACGTTGCCGCCAGGATGTTGTAATTAATACAATGTTATGGGAGAAGATACAGCAGGATCTTCTAGCGATCTATGAAACCCAAGAGGGTGTAGATCACTTAATCAAATACCTTAGCTTTAAGATGGAATGCGCTGAGCTACAGGAGAGCGATCTGTGGTCTGTTGACGTTGAAGGGGCCACTGAGCTACTACAAGAGCTAGAAAAGGCCCACAGCGTGTCTACAGAGGCTCTCATGGGGGTTATGCCTAAGACTCCTAAGACTGTATGGAGAAAACCACCAGCTAACCCTTTTAATAATGATGGCACCCCCAGTAAGCATGGATTGACATGGATATCAAGGTGTGAGAAAGCGGGTGTAGATACTACTGTTCTCAAGGTAAAAGAGCAGGTAGGTTGGGACGAGCCTAAGCCTAGCTCTACCGTACAGATCAAGAAATGGTTATTTGATTTAGGATGGAAGCCCGCTACCTTCATATATCAGGATGATAAAGCTATACCGCAGGTTAAGTTCAAGGAGGAGCTATGTAGCAGTATCAAGATCATGATCGCAGAGAACCCAGAGCTTAAGCATTTAGAGACCTTAACCATACAGAAGCACCGGATTGAGGTTCTAAAGGCACTACTAGAGGCTCAAGAGAATGGCTTTGTTAAGGCAGAGATCCAAGGGCTAACTAACACACTAAGGTTTAAGCATAGAAAACCCTGTGCTAACATACCTTCACTGAGGAAACCCTATGGCAAAGATATAAGATCTTTGTTTAAGGCACGTAGAGCTGATACTGAGCTTTGTGGCTCTGATATGGCTAGTCTAGAGGATAGAACCAAGCAGCATTACTTATGGGATTATGATCCAGACTATGTAAAGGATATGCAAGTGCCAGGGTTTGACCCTCACTTGGATCTGGCAGAGTCATCTGGTGCTGTTACCACTGAACAAGTATTTGAATACAAAGCTGGACATGAGGAAGTAATATCAGGCATACGACATCTATACAAGGGAGGAAATTATGCCTGTACTTACGGATCTGGTGTAAGGGGTCTAGCTAGGCAGTTAGGTATACCTCAAAGAGCAGCAGCTAAGATACACAAAGCCTACTGGGACAGGAACTGGTCTATTAAGGCCGTAGCAGCTAATACTATAACTAAGAATGTACAGGGCAAGCTATGGTTATGGAACCCTGTATCGAAGTTATGGTACTCTCTGAGGCACGAGAAAGACATATTCAGTACTTTAAACCAGGGAACAGGGGTATATTGCTTTGATCTATGGGTTTATTATGTACTTCAGCAAAGAAAACAGTTGACAGCACAGTTCCATGATGAAATAATACTTGAGGTCTACAAAGGTAGGCGGGAGGAGGCCACTAAGATACTTAAAACAGCAGTACAGAAAGTAAATGCAGTTCTAAAGCTAAACAGAGAGCTGGATGTAGATGTTAAATTCGGGGATAACTATGCAGAGATACATTAATTGGAATTATAATGAACTTAAAATGAACTTATTTCACACTCATGCGTCTCACTTATAAGAGAAGCAATAATAGACAACAGGAGAACAAGATGGGCTTAACACGAAAGGGTGAATCAACAGAAAGTACATTGGTTTATGAGAACGAAGCAGAAGGTGATCACGAGGCACGTTTGGTATATGTTGCTGATCTAGGGTTACAGACCAGAGAGTACAAAGGTGAAGTCAAACCAAACGCTCAGCAGATTGCTTTGTGTTTAGAGATCCTGGGGAGCACTGTTACACTAGATGGTGAAGAAGTGCCACGTATTATGTGGACTAAGCCCTTCAACATCTTTGGTAAGATGGATTCCAAGAGCAATGAGTACCAAATGTATAAGGCATTTGTACCTACCGCCAAAGAAGGTGAATATGCGGATTGGGATAATGCTCTAGGTAAGGCTTGTAATGCTGTAGTAGTCCATGTTAAGGACAAGCAAGATCCTAGCAAGATCTATGACAACATTGATAGCATTTCGTCTATCCCTAGTAAGTACCTGGATCAAGTGCCTGAAGGTCAGATCACAGACTGCTGTGTAGGTGACTCTGAGGATGAAGAATCCCCAGCTATCAAGCGTTTATTCGGACTAGCTAAGTTCGTGCATGCGAAGCGGGTACTGGAGGGTGAAGAGGGTAGTGATGCACCTAGCAGCCCACAGCAGGCTTCTAGGCCCCCTGTAATTGAGGTAGCACAGGCAGCTGGCTTTGACGATGATATACCTTTTAGTAAGGTGGCTGCATGACAACCACGATAAAAACATGCTTTAAGTGTGGGGTTGAAAAGCCCCTAGCTTCTTTTTATAAACACCCACAGATGAAGGACGGTAGGGTTAATAAATGTAAAGAGTGTAACAAAGAGGATATTAAACACAATAGAGAAGACAACCTTGAGCACTATAGGGGGTATGATATTGCAAGGGGTAACAGACAAACTAAAGAGTACAGACAGGCCTACATTGCCGAAAACCTTGATAAGCACAAAGCACATACGGCTGTTAGCAATGCTCTTAGGGATAGGAGGCTGGTAAGAGGAGTATCGTGTGAGTCTTGTGGAATAGGTGGTATACTACACTGCCACCATGATGATTATAATAAAGCCCTTACAGTAAGGTGGTTATGCGTACCTTGTCACAAGAAATGGCATATGGAAAATGGGGAGGCTAAAAGATGCACGCTCTAATCGACATGGATATCCCAAAATATGCTATAGGCTTTGCCTGCCAAAGGGATATCTACTTACGAGACGGTAAGGAAGTAACCGTGAAACGTGGTGAAGATGGTATGGAGCTACACTCTTGGCCAGAAGGGGATGTTGAAGCCTTTAAATGGGTTAGGACTATTAAGGATGTTGTCCTAGACCAAAAACTATTGTACAGCAGGTTAGACGTAGATCCTGTAGCAAATTGCTTACACTCCGTGAAGCTAACCCTACAGGGTATTATGAAAGGGGCTAAGGCTACGAGCTTTACAGGCTATGTAACCAAAGGAGAATGCTTTAGGCATGAACTCTCTAGTATTTACAAAGCCAACAGAGCTGATATCCCTAAGCCAGCATTGATTAACGACATACAGGAGTACATGATTAAGCAGTGGGAC